CGCTTGTACGATTTTAAGTCGCATGCCTCTACCGCTGGGCTATAAGGGCGAGCCCCCCGTCAGGATTGAACTGACGACCTTCCGCTTACAAGGCGGATGCTCTACCACTGAGCTAGGGAGGCGCTTAGACTAAGAATTTAATATCTTAGCCAGAGCATTTACTGTTGCGGCAATTCTTCCAATATCTCTTAATTGCTCAACACTAAACCCTTCTTGCTTCAATGTTTCATAATGTGCTTTAACACAAAAATGACATTTACCAATTATAGATGAAGCTAATGAATATGCTTCGAAGTTAGCTTTTGTAGTTCCGCCATGTGAAGCAATTGCATTCATTCTTAATTGTGCAGGTAGCCCTGAAAGATTTGGATCGTCTGCCATTTCAACATATGGATACCATACATTGTTTTGGGCCATTAAAGCGCCAGCAGTCATAGCAGCATTTTTTTCCACTTCATTAGTGGATGAAGAGGCAATAAATGCAATCAACTTGCCATTTCCAGTAGCAAATGAGGCTGCCAAAGCTAGGTGGGTGGCTAGCTCTGGATCAACCGTGCTACGATTAATGACAGCATCAAGATTCAATTTAATATCTTTAGCGTATTCTGGCAAAGATTCTTTTAGCTGTTCAACCCACATTATAGAGTAGAGCCTCCAAGTGGTCTGTTACAAGCACAAAGTTCTCCTGTTTGAAGGGCATCTAGAATACGAAGTGTCTCTTCTGGACTTCTTCCAACATTTAAATTATTTACGGTAACGTGCTGAATAACATTTTCTGGATCAATAATAAACGTCGCACGTAATGCAACTCCATCATCTGTAAGAATTCCTAGTTGCTCTGCTAATCCAGTGTAACTGTTCTCATCTTCAGAAAACACCCAACCACGAACCTGATCAGCAAACGACCATGAGTTAGTCTTCTTCAAATCCTCATGAGCATTACGCCATGCCAATTTACAAAATTCGTTGTCTGTTGATCCTGTAAGCAATACTGCATCACGATCATTAAAATCATTTACAAGCTTATCATACGCAACAATTTCTGTTGGGCAAACAAAGGTAAAATCTTTTGGATAAAACATAATAATTTTCCACTTTCCTGGGAAGGATTCCTCAGATAAAGTTTCAAATACATCATCGGCTGCATCTAGTCTTCCTGGCTTAACGCCAACAACTCTAAATGGATCTAACTTGTATCCTACTGTTTTCATTTTTCTCCTATATATAGTTTGGGATTATTCCCGCTGGACCACCAGGGCTCGAACCTGGGACATTAGAGTTAACAGCTCTACGCTCTGCCAACTGAGCTATGGTCCACTGTGCGCCCCTGAAAGGAATTGAACCTCCGACGCAGGCCTTAGAAGAGCCTCGCTCTATCCACTGAGCTACAAGGGCCTATAATTATACCTAATTAGGGTTGAACCCGTCAATATCTTCTAGGGGAATTATTCCTTTCTCTAAAGCAATTTCATATCCTTCTTGAGTAAAATGCATTGTTGCTTCTAAATTTTCATCATATTCAACTTCCATTAACCCTTCTTCAAAAAGTCCAAGCAGGTTGTGATCAACATATTCCATGTGAGCTTCCCATAATTCTGGTGCTAAATCTTTTGTAACCGCCTCATTTAATTCAAATATTGCCTCTCCCTGTTCGTTATATCCAGCAAGCCTTATAGCACCAATCTCAATGTAATGTTGTATACGCTCTAATGCTTCTTCGTCGTTCATATTTCTCCTTTTGTGCACCAGGTAGGACTTGAACCTACGACTACCCGATTATGAGTCGGGGGCTCTAACCAACTAAGCTACTGGTGCTTAGTTAGCAATTATATATTTGTTATCTGATTATTGTCAATAGACTGCTCTACAATAAGCTGAACATAATCAGAAAAATGCTTTCTTATACTTCCTGGAGGCCTTTTACCTAACTCATTCCAAATTCTTTTATATTCAATCATGTTATCAAATGTGGTGGGGCAAACCTTAACTCCATTATATTCTTTTAATCTAACTGGAAGAGGTACATGTTTTCCACAGCACTTACATTCTTTTGCTTTATCTTGGTATATACTCATATTATTTCCATTCCATCTAGTGCTTCCGCCAAACTTTGTGGCATTGCAGACGGAGCTTTAATTAAATTAGGACTCTCTTGCTTTTCCTGCTCTCTCTGCTGCTTTCTAAGAGAGCTATAGGTATGAACCTCTACAGAGCCGAAGTCTGGCCTAGTTAGGCTTATAGCATTGTATATTGACCCGCAAACGGCGTCTGCTAAATCTTTAGATCCTTTTCTTGGGTGGTCTACCTTATCTCTCATAATTCTTAATTCAAGCAATTCATCTATTAATAATTTAATATGTGGGCCAGACAATCTTTCTTCTAATACAATCATAGCCATATCATCATAATGTTTTTTTGCCACCGACAAAGTCTCCGTGCTTATTCCATATTGGCGAAGTTGCTGCATCATGTCATGAGAATTCCACCTGTCGAATGTGCAAATCTTTATGTTAAATCCCCGTGATCTTAACGATAATATATAATCTTTAACTTCAGTAAAGTCAACTGATTTGTCGGTTGTAGGAGTCCAATATCTAACTGCATCTACCTCAACAATTGGAGCTGGCTGAGAATAATTATCTGTAACCTTTATATTTACCCACTTATTAATATGTGACATTGCCACGGCGCAATGGTCATGCTTCTGGGCCAGATCCACGTGTATAAAATAATCTTTATCTTCTATTGGGACAAACCAATCCTCAAATCTACCAAACTGGTCTACTCCTAATGCTAGATTACTAAATGCTTTTTCTATTTTTTCACGAGATTTAAAGAATGCATCAATTGCTTCTGGAGGCATACAGGCGAATCTTCCTAGAGCATCTATTGGATCTCTATAAAATGCTATCTTAAAATCTTCTATGCTTCTTGTAGGATTAACTTCCCATGTAGGTCTTTTAATAGCGTATACTTTAGGATATCTATAAGATACAATATGATCTTCATCCCAATAAACCTCAAATTCATTCCCGTTGGTATTGTCTGGCAAATCTGGATCTATCTTAAATTTATGTGAGCGCTGTATTGTTTCTTTTTCTGCTACAATTTCGTCATATCTCTGTTGAATGTAATCTTGCTTAAAGCGAGGAAACGAAAGTAATATTACCTTGCCATAATCTGGAAAACGAGAATCTACTGAGGCTCTATACATTTCATAAATACCGCTTGCAGTTTTAGCCTGATCGTGTCCAGTTGTGCTTTCTAGTGCAAATCCAGAGATCTCGTCTAGAACAGCAACCAATACGTTATAACCTTCAAACGCTTCTCTTTCTGAGTGTCCAGAATAAACAGTCACGTTTTTATTAAATTTAATTTCAGAGGCTTTCTCAAAATACTTTCCAATAAACCATGGAGACCCAACAATTCTATTTCTAAATCCCTTAAAGAAAACATTATTTGCCTGTTGTGCGTTAATAGCAATATTAATAATATCTATTGAGTCTCCAGGAGGCTTTCCATAATAAGTAGCTGGGTCCTTAAGACACAATAATAAATAAACTATATACGCTACTGATATTGTTGAGCAATAATCTTTTCCGCTACCTTTACCCAGTTGTGCTACTACCTCATTACAGGTTTGCTTATAGCGATCTTCGCCTTCTCTTTCTCCAAATAGTTTGACAAGAGTTGATTGTTTATAGATTTGTGAGCTTTTTTCGATAAGCGTATATTGGTACTCCGAAAGAGGGGGTAGTCCAAGATATTCTTTTCCTGTGACAAATGTTCTGAGGTCAACTGGTCTTTCATCAAATTCCTCTCCATCTAATATGTCGATGAGGTCATTAAAATTTAATTCCATTAAATTGACCACCACCCTCTAATTGTTCCACCATCTATAGGGCACTTCCACTTTAGATGTTCTCCGCTTTCATAATATTCTTTAAACAATTTATTATGCAATTCTATATCTGGTTCGTGCGTATCTCTTCCACAATCTGGACAGACTGAAGAATAAACATATTCATAGACATGCTTACAATGTTTTTTCATTTTTTATTTTTACATGCTTATATATAAAACCTGAAGTAGAATATCTTTCTCCATCAACAATTTCACGTACACCATGCTCACAATAACTTCCAGATCCATGAATAACAAGGTCTCCTGGGGAAGGCATATATTCTATATTTTGTTTTGGGTAATAAAGTCCACCACCACTTTTGGGAAGCTCGTAATAAACAATTGTTCCAAAAACTGAAAGCTCACGAATTAAAAAATCTTCTCCTTCTTTATACTCTGCAGCCAACTTTTCAACTAACTCAAAATCGTGAACATCGGAATGAGACCTCCACTCATTTCCCTTAATCATTTTAACCACATGACCTGACTCTGAAGCAAAGTGATTGTTGTCTAGAAGACTCTGTATTCTTTTTTGAATATATGCAGTTGTTTTTGTATTATACCTTGACATTGTATTTTTAAAGTATTCACCAACATACCAATCTTTTACATCTTTCACTTCTGATAAAACTTCATTTATCTCAAACTCAGATATAAAATTTTTATAAACATATATATCTTCACCAAGAGACTTAAATTTTAATAAATTTATTGGACTACTTAACATCAATCTGATCCTCTACAATTTGTATGGGCTCTACCACTCCAGTTATTTGTGACAATCTTTTTGCAACTTCCATTTTACACTTAGGACATGTTGCAGTTACTTCTTTTAATATTTTTACTAAGATTTCTTGCTTCCGCTCAGTTTCTGCTAACTGAGTTGCAAGTTCAGCGTTATCCAGTAGGCCAACTTCTTGAAGCATGCCAATTCTTTTGCCTTCAATGTCAGCAATAAGTTTTAATGATGTAGCTTTTACATTTAATTGTCCAGCCTGATCTGCGTCCTCTACAGTCTTCCATGCCTCTTTTATTAGCATGGCGTAGTGTTGGTCTGCTCCAGAGATAGCCTGCTTTGCCCTCTCACGAGCCCCAGAATCGTTTTTAACGACCTCTTTCCACTCATCTATATACCCAATAACATCTGCTCTTTTAAAACCTGTTAGAGTGGCAATCTGAGTAGGATTATTACCCTTAAGTAATTCCTCTACCACTTTATTCATGCGATCAAAATGATCTGCTAATTCAATATCCATATATAGATATTATACCATCTTAGTTGACTAAAATCATTCAGACCAGGATTTGGCTATTTTTAATAATACTAAATAACCAATTAAATCATCAATATCATTATCTCCTGGATATTCTGTGCCCTTCATTAATCTATTTAATTTGTCATCGATACGGACATGAAGTTGTTCTCGTGATCCCGCCTTTGAAAATATACGCACAGGGTCAAGGGCTGAATTACCATAGGCAATATTCTTCTTAACCAACATGTGTGCAATTTCATGGCAGGTCTGCCAAATTTCTTTTCCTGCCTCAGTGCCAACTGTTAATAAATATAAATCCTGGCACTCAAATGTTTTTGAATCTGGAAATACTGGATCTAAACTCATTTAATTATACCGTGCTCTTTCAATGATCTATGAATGGTCATAATGGTTACGCCACACTCTTTTGCCATTTCTTCCATAGTTTTTCTTTGAACTACATATCTTCTATACAGCCAATCTTTACTTTTGTATAATTTCATCTTTTAGTCAACACCTCATTTGCATAATATGCAATACCAAATGAATCTGCTACGTCAAAATCATCTAGATCTAATTTATATTTTTTATTAAAGTAATCTACTGTACGCTGTTTCCTGATTTCCCGCATCTTTGCCTTATACCAAGAGTCAGCGTATCCAGGATTCTCAATCCTAAGTCTGTCTTTCTCAAACTTTGTTGGGTTCTTATTTCCAATATGAGCCTGCCAAGATGAAGGAGATATAGTGATAACACTAGCACCACTAGACATAAGCTCAGCAATGACGACGCCGTATACATAAGACAATTTTATCACGGCATCGGCTGACTTGACAAGTATGGCTCCCTCAACAGCAATATAATCTGATTTTAATTCACCTATCATTGCAAACACTTTGCATTTAGCATCATAAATTTTTTCATATATATCATTTCCAGTTAAATTAATTTTTCCCCATTTAATTGGAATGTTATTTTCAAGTAGGCAGAATGCAATTGAATTTGTAGAAGCATCTATCCCTAAAACTCTGCTTGCTTTTGTTTTAATAAGGCTAGCTAATGTCATCTATCATCCTTAAAATAGCTGATCTATTTTTTATAGCAGAATTTTTTTCGCATCTAGAGCATACCTTAGACTGATTATACCTACTTAGTCTAGATTTACAAAACTTGCACTCTCTTTTTGCTCCAGACCTAATAGCTTTTTTTTCATAATATTTTTCCATAATCTTTTTATTAGTTGCAACCCTGCAGCATTCATCACAACAATATTTTTGATTATGAGTCTTTGCATCAAACTCTTTTGCACAATCCTTATTAGCACAAATCATAGTTTAGGTGGCTCATATGCTGGTATATCAATTAAGCCAATTTCACCAGACCAACATTCTTTTTTGATTTTACAATTTTTACAGGCTGAACTTGATTTAATAAAAGGACGTGTAGGAAGTTCTCCAGATCTAAAGTTGTCATATACAATGCACATCCAGTCAAATAGATCTTCAATAATTTTTTTGTTTTTATCATTCATGTGTACAGGAATAATTAAAACCTCTTGAGTGTTTTTATTCTCATATAAAAAGAACCCTTCTTTAACATCTTTAAGCTTCATATATGTTAGAAGCTGAAGTAGATGATTTGGTGAGGGAGACATCTTAGCCTGATGACTATCCCAATTTTCCTGCTTAGCCGTCTTTATTTCTCCGATCACCTCTTGGTCATTCCAGTCTAAAATAACATCTATAAATCCACGAACTGGAGGGTACTCATTAATAATCTCATACTCTTCATGCTTCATTACGCCCATCTTCTTAATTATCCCCTGAATTCTTTCATGAGCTTGTGTGCCTTGGGACATGTTTGCTATTGCCTGAGAGTTGTTATTATCTACAAACATCACCCCACTAAAAGCAAGATACCAATACCTTGGGCAATTACCGCTTCCATAACCTAAAGAGCTTGGACTAAAACTATTTTTAGTTTGTTTTTGATCTGGCCTCTTTGTTGCAAGATAGGCGTCATCTAGCATCTTGGCAAATGCTGACGGGTCAAAGTTTCCTGTAACTTTTTTAAATTTTAAGTTTGCTACTATTTCTTTACCCATTATACCTAACCACATATTTGAGAGCATCTACTAGTTTGTCTATAGATTCTTTTGCTGAATAATAGATGTTCTTTTTATTATTATTCATTGTTCCCGCCTTATCCTTAGCAATAGTTGAATACACTGAAGCCATCATAGAAAACTTAGTAGACATGGCCTGCAGTTCAATTATAAGCGTAGGAGCTTTTGATGCAGGCACATCTGGATTCATTAACAACTTTACAACAATCGCTAATGCCTTATCCAGCTGTTCATCTTTCATGTAGTCATGAATGTCATTAAACTCAGTTATTTTACTAATTAACTCTAGTGTATTCAACTCGCTCATGTCAGCCCACTACAATCTTTGTTACTAGAGCATACCCAATCCATAAACCTACAATTCCCATAAGTCCAGCAAAAACTGGAGGTGCTGGAATTGGAAGTTTGAATGCACTAAATATTCCTCCGACTAATGCTCCAACCAAGGTTGTAAGAAAAATTTCTTTCATTAGAATGGAGCCTCTACTTCTTCAAAAAATCTGTCTTTGACAGACTCCTTATAAATGCTATAAGTTGTAACTCCAATGCTTTTTGCATTTATTTCATACGAAGTTCTACTTGCTCCAGTTTTATCTGTCCAGCTTTCCTCGTAAATTGTCCCAACTATAGTTAGTTCTTGACCCTTTTTTATTGAATTTCTAGTTTGTTTAGCAAGTTCTCCCCACACCTTGACTGTCCACCAAGATGTAGCAGAGTCTTCATACTTTCCAGTTTCTTCATTTTTCTTTCGGTCATTTGTCACTACCCTAAGTCTAACTCCATTGTCACCAATTGGAGCAGGATCTTGACCTAATCTACCTACTAAAGTAATATTTGGATTTGGCACTGTATTCCTTTTTGTAAAAAATATTTTCTTATAAAATATTATATGTAATTGTATTATATTGTATTAGTTTTGTAAAGAGCTTCCCTCTATGTATGTTAAATCAGATACATATAAAGGCTCGGCACCAACATAAGATTCTTTATAATAAGTTTCTGGAAGTCCTGATATTGGGTAATCGTCTGGAAAAAATATACGTCTACGATATACTCCAGAAGTAAGTTCTTTTTGAACTCTCTCTCTTTCCATTTCAATCCAAGTGTCTTTGCCGTATTTCTTTGCATTTTTATACCATTCATCGGATCCTTCGTATCCCCAGGTATAGAAGAATCTAATAAAATATTTGGGAATATCAGATTTTACTGGCATTGCAGCATGAAAAAATGGAGAAGATGAGGGGAATACAGTAATGTCTCCAGCCTTTGGCTTATAAACAGTTACTGAAGCTGGAGACACATCATGTCTTAAGAATGCAACCTCTCCACCCTCGCAATCGTCATTAAGATAAAGTGTAGCCGTTAGAATATGTTTTGGTCCAGGCGATTTATCTAAACCCTCAAACCTATCTGTATGCCATCCTATTGCGTACTCTCTATCAGTATTTCCATTGTGCTTCAGTATATCAAATCTGCTCTCAGACCACCCCAATTTACCGTCCCATCCAATTGATTCTGGATGAGCTATGTCAAGCATATCTTTTGAAATAGTTTTTGTCCCACTAAAATCTAGAGTAGTAAAGTCAACATATTCTGGATAAAACTCTTTAGCTTTTTCTGACTGTGCATAATCATTTACATATTTATTTAAACATTCCAGAATTGCATGTCTAATTTTGTTGTAACAAACTAGTTGATCCTGGTATGTTTTTATTTTCTTATCAAACATGCTCATACTTTCTTCAGAGCCATTTTTTTGATATACCATTAACTCTTCTAGAACTTTTAATTTATCTATAGAAAAAGAAGATTTTTCTCCATAAAGCACTCCTTCATCTACGGAATTTGATCCCCATTGATACCAAGGATCTATGAAGTACCCTTCTTCATCTATATTTCTACTGTCTACTATTGTCTTCAAAACCTTTTCTACATCATCAATGCAATTTTGATAAACAACACAATGCTCTTCTAAAACAAACTCATTCATCTATTTTCCTTCCGTCAATATAAGTATGCTTTTCTGTAAAAAATGGCTGCTTTATTACATCCTTTTGAAGCTCAAATATTTTTCTATAATTTTTAAAAGTTTCAAGCTGGTCTTCTCCAGGAAAAACAACATTTTTATCGTGAATACCTGAACGGTCTTCAAACAAAATTCTGTACTCTTGAATTTTAAGCCAAGCTTCCTTGCCGAAATCCTCTAAGCCCTTTTTATATTCATCGCTTCCGTCATACATATACATATGAAAGTATCTAATTAAATACTTATTTGATTTGCTTACTGGCATTGCCGCATGATAAAAGGGTTTATATGAAGGGAATACAGTGATGTCACCAGCCTTTGGTTTGTAACTTATAACTTCTGATCCTGCCTCATTCAAAAAGGCGACCTCTCCGCCCTCATAGTCGTCATTAAGATAAATTGTAGCTGTTAGAATCATCTTAGGACCAGGTATAGAATCTGAGCTAGGCTTGTTATCTGTATGAAAATGAATTGCATAGTCTTTATTTTTATCAGTTTCTGAATTATGTTTTAATAAATCATATGATGATTTTAGCCAATTGCTACTTCTATCTTGAAAATCCCAATTAGAAATATATTTTGGAAAAATACTTTTTTCTCCTTGCCAGTCAGAACTAAACATACTAGAATCAAAATCTTTATTAGTCCAATCCTTAATGTAATCTTGTAGAACCGTAGTAATTGCTTTTTCTATTTCTAAATAAAAATTTTCTTGCTCATAAAAAATTCTATTTTCTTCATCTGACAACATATTCATGTGTTCCTTATTTAAGGTAGTAAGATGATTTGTTTCTTTATGAGGACAAAGCCTTGCCTTTTCTCCAAAAAGGTACCAGCTTTCCCATGCGTCTATGTATGGCCCAACTTTTTCTAAATCTTCTGACTCTTTGACTATTTTAAGAAGCTTGTCTGGGTTTTCTAGGGCAGATCTGTACACAGTAATATATGGAAATATTTCTATTTTTTTTGAAATATCTATTTTTGGATTAAAGGCTTTCATTTTTTCTCCCCTTCAAAAGATCTTCTAGTAAGGACCACTCTATTACTGCTAGTCTTATTTTATCATTATTTCCAATAATAAGCTTTAATGCTGGATGCAAATTCCTGTCTACTTTAAATGTATCAGTACATATTTTAGACCATACATCTAGATTAATAGAAAATGATTTTGAGGATTCTTTATAGTCAACCAAGAACCCCTCCCATTTTGCATCACCCTTTTGATATTGACCACGACCAGAGTTTTTTTGCTGCTTAGCCTTATCCCTTTTAGCTTCTCCTCTTTCTGTCATGTATTTATCCTTACTGTAGTTAGGTGTCCATTATCGCATGTCCAGGTCATTATATAATTTACTGGGTCCCAAAAATATTCATCTACATCGATATCACATTTACTACATGGCTTCAATCCAATAATTTGTTCTAAATTTTTAACATTTTCTTCATCAGGCTTAGGTCCAATAAACTCACTAATGTTTGGCATTAATTTCCTCTCTAAGCTTGTTAACCACATCTGGATTATCTCTTAGATACTGAACTGCCTTAGCTCTACCCTGAAATCTTTCTTCTCCGATTGTATACCATGCCCCTCCCTTTTCTACAATTCCACACATTTCTGCTACATCTAAAGTTTCTCCAACAGAGTCTACCCCCAGCGATTCTCCTTGAAAGTAAAAGTCGTATTGTCCTGATAAATT